GTTCGGTCCATTCGTTGGCTACTGGACCTTTCTTTTTCTTCTTCGGTACTTTCTTGGAACGAAGGTTTTGTTCAGTAAATGCACGCCTGTCTTCTTCAGACCATTTTGACGTAATTTTTTTGTTTGATTTACGCTTGGAAGACATGCCACCAGAAGACATGCTTCCGGTCATTATGTCGTCGATTTCCCCATCGTCAAAGCCCATATTCGCAAGTTCATTGCGACTTCTTTTTTGACCGTCGCCCAATTGAGATAATGATGCAGAATATTTTCTCATCCACTTAGCGTGAATATCTCGCGACTTTGACTTAGTATCGATATCAAGCGAATCCCAATCAACGTCATCCGGATTTGAGCCAAATAAATTCGTTAACTCGTCATACAAATCAACGCTTAGTCTGTCAGATAGGTCATGGTATTGCTGTATGAACTCAAGGTCTTCTTGAGTAATTTCTCCATTTTTAACCATCTTGTCGATAGTTGAACCACCATTGCGCGACATCATTCCCGCTGCCCGAGTAAATAACAATGGGTCCTTTGATAGGAATGCATATTCTCTTGGTGTTAGTCCGGTACCAAAAACAGATTCTATTGTCTGTTTTCCATCTACGGCCTTCCTTAACGAACGACGTGTAAGTTCTGCAGAAAGCGCACGTCTAAGCGGCGTGAGTTCTCCCTCGTACCATTTATTAAACTGCTCCTTGGAGATTATTCCCGACCGTACGTCGGCGAGTTTATTTGCTCGTTCATTGTCGAACTCGACATCTAGTGAGCGAACTTCTACATCAGTCATATCTGCCGCTTGCGCCGCAAACTCCCAATTCTTCATCCTTGACTTCAATGGGAAAACTTGACCCGTTTCTTCTTCACCATCACGTACTGCCTTCGTAAGCAATCCTGACGGCTTCCATATTCTCCTGCGCATTTCTTGCGGGATGGCATTATCTTTCGCCAGAACAGAGAACATTAAATCGTTGTATTGTCTTGAACCAGACGTACCAAGAAATACGTTGTAACCACGACTATCAAATTCACGAACTAGAGAGTCTTTCGAAGGGAACCATGAAGGAATGAATGAACCACGTTCTTCGTCCCACGCACGTGGTGCGCGAATATCGTACATTGAGAGAGAATCGGCCAATTCTCTGTCTGACCATCCGCTCAACTCTGGGACCGGTCCTTTTGTTCGCGTTGTCTCGCGCTTGATGAACAAGTTCAATGGAGTGAGTGAAAATGTAGGCTTAGTCTTGGCGCTGCTGCGACTTCCCATGCCGGATTTTTGCGGACTTGGTCGCTGGCCAAGAAGAGTGTCTGCTTCTTGCTCGGTGAAGCCAAGTTCAAGAATCGCCTGTCTGCGTTTTCCTGCTTCTCCGTCTAAGAATTTCTGCCCATTCCATTCAGATGGATTTCCGCGTTCGTCGCGCTTAATCATCCCATCGCCACGGTCTATGACTTTTTCTCTTTTTAGAGTGCCAGTTTCACCAGTTTTTGGCTTTTCACCAGACCGACGTTTTTTCTCTGCGCCCAATTCTGCCGCTTCTTTACGTAATGGGATTTGACGCTTTCTGTACTCGGCGAGGTCAATTTCTCCATCGTCAAGAAGAGTTTCCAGTTCATTGAGCGAATTTACATTGTCATCAAGTTTTGATGTTAATTCATCATCTGGTAATCCTGGCATTTCTTTATTTCCTGGCAACTTTGTTTCAGAACTCATTCCCTTGCTTGGTTTTTTGCCATCTTTCTCACGCCGAGCAATTTCTTTCTTAATTTTGTCATATTCTTTTGACCGTCGCATGTATGTAAAATCGCTGTCACCCTTGTCCCCAGGGCCGCCTAGGTAACGTAAATATTTTTCGTACAGGGCCTTTAACTCTTCATCACTGGTATCACGATAGGGACGCGTAAGGGAACTCATACCCGAAGGGGTGCCCTCTTCGCCCTTGGTCGGCATATTGTCAAATTTTGTTTCTTTCATGCTGGATGGAGATAAACCTGGTTTTTCTAGTTCAATACCCTCCATGTTTGCGCCACTAAAATCAGCCTTATCCAGTTTTGCGTTTCTTAAATCTGAACGAGTTAAATTTGCATTACTAAAATTAGTGTTTGTCAAGTTTGCGGAGACAAAGGATGAGTTGGTCATATCGAGACCACCAAAGTTTGCACCTTCTCCCTGTACTTCTTCTAGCAAGACACCCCTCATGCTTCGAGCGTTAGAGAAATCCATATCCCTAATGTCAGCCATGATTAGATTTACTCCATCAAGTTTTGCCCCTTCAAGGTTTGTTTCGTTCAATAGAGCGGAGTGCATATTGAGTTTGGTTAAATCTGCATTTGTTAGATTCGCTCCCGAGAAATCGATGCGCCATGCTTGACTTATCTTGCTTAAATTTGCATCAATTAAAGAAGCATCTTCAAAAGTGGCGCTGTCAATAATGCATCCAGAAAAATTAGATTTATCAAGAGTGGAGCCAAAGAAACTTGCGTTACGTAATGAGTAATTTTTAAAATCAATGCCAGAGAAGTTTCCTTTGGAGAAATCCATTCCATCCAAATCACCATCAACTTTTGATGCCAAATTGTCGATAAGTTTTTGAACTTCGGCAGTTCTTGCTGATGTACTTGCCAGAACAGTCTCCCCATTTAGGGAAACTTTCTCCATAAGCGTCTTGTACTCTGGTAATGCCATTTTTGTAGCAATAGATATGCCTGATTTGCCTGCTTTATCGACTCCTGACTTCATTTTTTCTTCTCTTGCAAGACGTTCAGCCGTAAGGCTTGGATTCTTTTTTTCCTGTCGTCTATCAGAAAAATCTATATATGCTTGGATTACTGTGACTGGACTAATTTTGTCTATAACAAAATCTATAACGGAGTCTAATTTTTTCTTTTTTGCTGGCGTTGCGTCGCGCCCTCGTGAATCTCTATTCGTTTTGGCAGATGACATCCCGACAGAAGGTGGTCGACTCATAAAATCTTCAACTTCTTGAGTCGTTATATCCCAATTTTCTGCAATTTCTTTTATTGACGCACCCTCGTCGTATTCATCCTGCATGATTTGTCCGACGGAAGTTGATGACATTCCGCCCTTTTTATTTTCACTAAGCAATTTTTCAACTTCATGGGCTGAAATTCCCCAGTTTTCCGCAATCTCCTTAATAGATGCGCCTTCATCGTATTCATCCTGCATCACTTGGCCAATAGAAATACCAAAATCAGACTGCATTTCATTATTGATATCAAAATAATCTTCTGGTTCAATTGGTTCGTATTTTTTTATCTTTTCTTGCCAAGAAGTAACTTTTTCGCCACTAATTTTCTTCAATGTTTTTTTAATTTTTCTTGTAGTTTTATTGCCCTTGACTTCATCTCCAGAAAGAGCAAATACTTCTTTTGCTGAACGTTTGAATGACTCTAGAAGTTTGTCGTCTTCTGCCATTTGTATAATGTCAGATGCCGTAAACCAACCCGTATCAGTGCTTTCGCCGTCCATCGACCGTAAGTCATTCAGTTCATCCGGCCCAACCTCAAACACGTAAGTGTCGTATTTCCAGTCAGGGGCAACCTGGTCTGTGTAGGTGTGAATTGGTTTGAGTGTAGAGATATCTCCACCAACCTCTTCGCCAAATTCTTCAATCGCAGTAGCACCTGGAAGTTTTGAATTTTCTTTATCTTTGTGTGCCCCACCAGGGAATGACCACTTGCCACCACCGACCGACATACCATCAGCGCGTCTCGCTAGAAAATATTCGTATTCTCCGTCTGAATTTTTACGACGGACCAACGCTCCCGCTGCGCCATACTTGCCCCAATAGCGTTTTCCGTTTGTAGAGAAGTAATAACCTTCGCCGTTATCTGGCTTATTCCCGCCTCCACGTGGGGCAAAGAAAGGACGCTTCGGCGCTTTTGATGCACCGGAACGAAGCGACCAAACATCTTCTGCTGAAATATTCTCCGCAAAATAAACGCCATCATCATCCCGTGAAATTACATACTTCTGCCCGATATTGGCAGGAGGAGGAGGAGGTGTCCTGCGACCAGAACGCTTATCTAGGTCGCGCAATTGTTCTTCGTCTGGGGTCCAGAAACCATCAAACTGTTCTGGTACATCGGCAATCGGTGGTTCTTGGAAATCCGGGCCGTCTGAGGCGTTCGCACTACGCATGCCGGTTTCGGCTGTATCGTCCACGGGCTTCAAGGAGTTGACGTCTCCGCCAATTTTTTCAATAATTGAGCGAAGTTTTGTTTCGTCAAAGGAAATATTGCCGTCACCACTGCGTCGTTGCTTTTCTATTTCTAGGGCGTCGCCTTCGGTGAGTGAAGAAATTTTGCGAGCAAGATTCTTAGGTACAAGGAATCTAGGGATTATGGGTCGTTCAAGACCGGGCTTGCCTTCAAACACTATTCCGTCTGTATCTGCGTCAACGGTTCCTGTTATGTCAACAAATGACATTCCTGGCGGTGCTGCACGAAGCCCACCACTAAGTCGTGTTCCAATTTTTGGCCCTAGGCCCTTAGATTCGAGACTTAACCCAAGGCCGAAAACTAAGGGCGCTTGTATTTTTTTGAACCACCAGCCTTAGTGGTGATAGTTTCGATAGATTCTGCGGCCTTGGTTAATGCGCTAATTGATTCAGTGGATAGCCCATTGACGACATGAATACCGTATTCGTCGATTTCTACATCAAGGCGGTGGTATTCGAGAACCGGGTCGATTGCTGACTTAATATAGAAAGCCTCATGTGGTTCACACGCAATGGTAAATACCTGCTGATTATCCGACTTCCCGGTCATTCCCTTGAGAATGTCAATAACTGCGTCAATTTTTTCATTTCCGGTAGACGAAGAAATAGAGCCGTTTTGAATTCCTGAAAGAACAAAATCTGCCGCTGTATCTGCGCCAAAATCAAGTGACTTTTCCATTCCATAATTACCCATCTGGGGAACAGCAGAAGGCATTCCGCTCATCGAGTACGGATTGACGGCCTGTGGTTTGACCATCATTGGCATCGAAGGCATCTGTGATGGGACTACGGTTGGCGAGGCAATTCTACTGTCATCGCTATGACTGCCCATTTTTTCGGGCTTGCCAAACATATATTCGCCACTATCCGGGTCTCTGTAATACGAAAGACGGTATGTAATGTGGTTTCCTTGCCCAACCTCGCGGTTGAATACTACGGAATTTTCTGTTGCATAAACAACATCAAGATTCGCACGGGAACGCGTCATTAATTCCATGGCAAGCATATTCCGTGCTTCATCCGAAAGTGTTCTCGCCTCTCCTTCACCAAAAATATCTTCACGTGAATTATTGCTATGGTCGGGTCGGGCCTGCTGGGCAACTCCACTAATGACTCGTATTGGAGAAAGCCTGTTGGCATCAACGGAGACAATCCGTGGTATTGCAGAGGGGGCAGGGGTACCACCGTACATATGAGGGGAATTTGGCATACCCATTGGAACGCCACACTTTTCACCCTCTTCGCTCTTTACGGAGATGGTGGCGGTCAACTGATTGGCACCATGGAGAACAGGACTTACTTCATAAAGTTCGACTTCTCTTAAAATGTTAGCCTGTACATTTGGGTCGAAAGTGGCATTGAGTGTCTTGTAGCCAATTGACCATTCTTGTTCTGGACCAAAGAATGCAACGCTAGAGAATGCTTCTCTTCCTTTTTCAGTTGCGAGATTAAACTGAACGCGTGCATAAACTCCACCAACTCCGGCCTGCTTCATCTTTGCTGGCAGTCGCGGGTCGTTTGCGGGTACTTCGTAAATCTCGATGACCTTACCGATGGGGTCATTCCAACTGTGTCCCCAAACTACGCGAGGCTTGCGACGCTTGAGACTTTCATTAAACGCCCCCGAGACAATTACGTCGCCTACGCTGTCCTTGTTGCCAATAGCAGCAACAAAACATTCGACGATTCCTTGGGCCTCATCAATATTGAACTGCCCATTAAGTGCCTTGAAATTGATATCTGACGTGGTATTTTGCGACATATCTCTCCTAGCGTCTATTGACAATGATAGTTTCAGTAGGTGTGAGTATTCTGCAACTAATGATAACTATGTTGGAAATATGTCTAGTTTACTGAAATTAGTGTATTGAGTTTCAGTATACTATTTATGGGCGGCAGAATTCCCATGCGCGTTTTGCCTCTGAGGAAGCAATGCGTGGACGCTGGTTGGCTAACATGTCCGTAAAGACGGTATTAACAGACGTCCGTAAAGCGGTATACCGCTCATCATCACTACTTATCCCGTAAGAGTTGAATATAGATTCTGAAAGTGTTGCTACGCAGGAATCATAAAGGGATTTTATTCTTCCCATTTGAGCATCTATGTTTACGGCAGTTTCTTCGTTTGTGGGGGGCGTATACATTGCCCACTTCTCCGCATGATTGATTTTTGAGTCTTTTATAATGGCAGACAGAACGGGTCGAATGTCCTCGTCCATCTGTCTGGTCCAAACATCGGTTTGAAGAATTGAATTTATGTCAAGAACACCCTGGGCTAGGGATTTCTTTGATTTTTGACCACTCAATTTTTCTAAAACAACACGCTGACTACGCTCCATAACTCGTTCGAGACTTCTATCTAATATCTCGGTCCAGCGATTGAGCGAAACTTCACTAATGTCTTCTTTGAACTGCATTTCCGCAGGATTCATGGACATTTGACCGAACGCTCCCGGACCGGCAGCCGCAGGGCCTCCAGTCATCTCTGGGGGTATCGCAGGAGCGCCTCCTGGAGTGGCCATTCCCCCGGCTTGCTCCATGGCAAGTGCACCGCTCATCGTATTTGCATCTGGCGCCCCTGGGGGCATTCCTGCTGCTTCTGGTGGCATTCCCGGCATTCCCGGCGGCATTCCTGGCTGTGCCCCCGGCATGGGCATACCCTGCTGTGGTGGGGCCATGGGCTTTTCCGTATTGCCGATTGGGGTCAGGTTGGGGTTCATTAGGAGGCTGTCGGCCAGTTCTGACTCAACTTTTTCCCTGCCAGTCACAGTCCTATATTCGTTTAGACTTATCATTCCGCTTCTGAATTCTTCTAGGCTATAACGCTCAACCTCTTGTTTGGCCATAATCAAAACAGGGACAGACGAAGTGTCAAAATCGACGTAATGGTCATCGTCTAGTTCGTCGAGTGCTCTGGCAAGAATTTCCAAGTGTGGCCCCATCGTTTCATTCCAGAAAACACGGATTTCTTCACTCGCATTGCTGAAAGTTCTGCCAGAGGCGTTGCCAATGACTGATTCGGGGACTCCGAAAGAGGCAAGAATTTCCTCTTTTGTAATTTGACGCATTTGGATATAGGCGGCATCTCTTGGGCTTGATGAGGTATCCACGAAATCAACGCCATCATCCGCACTAACTACCGTAGTTGAGCCAACTCGTCCAATATTTCCTCTGAATCGACTTCTCAATTCTTCTTTATCATCATCGTCAATCTCTCCACGAAGAACAAGAAGCCCACCGGGTCTACCGTCATTGAGAAGGAAGTTGCGGTTATATAGTTTGGCTAAGTTTTCAATTTCAATGGCAACACCAGCAGATTCCATTGGAGTCAAGGAAAGATACGGGTCAATTGGGTGTGGCCTACGAATCCAGCATACGTCCTGAGGTTTCATGATTACCTTGTCGCCATTCGGCATAAGGACTTCGTATCCAGAAACAAAAGTTTTAGGGTCGGGAATAGGGCTTGTATGCTGCGGCGGGAGCAGGTTTAGTCCAATAATCCCACCATCTCGCCCACGCACTTTTTCAATAAAGGCACCACGAGTTCCCAGCAAAATCTGAGATGACATTCTGTACCTAAAAATGTATGAATTTTCACCAATATTGGACTTGGTATTTAAGAGGTCTAATATTGTTGACTTCCCGCTCCTGCCCTTGCTTACAATCTGGCCATCAGGAGAGTTGTTCTTACGAAGAATAATTGGAAGGCGTGCCTGATTCCCGGCAATTGCGTCAATGCAACGGGAAACCCAAGTAACTTTCTGCATTCCCTCTTTGTAGGCACGTTCAATGTCCCACGGGTCACGGTATCCCTTGCCTTCAAAGGATGGGTTTTGTGCAATCGGAGCACCAGGCCCAAGAATGGCCCTAGTCGGACCAGGGATGAGTGATTTTGTTTCTGTCTTATTCCATGCCATAATTATTCAGAGCCCAACAAATAGCCGTAGATTCCACAAGTTACACCCGCTACAATGAGGCCCACGGGAGGCGAGATTAATACTGTTCCAACGCTAGTCAATAATATAAACAATACCATCATTACATTGGCGGCTGTGGAACGCATGAATAAACGACCTAGTAGTGATGCTGGGTCCCATGGGCCGAGCAGGCGGCGTAGAATATTTTTCATGTGTTAATGTGTTTCTCGTCCATTGTTGTCGGTTTCTTGTAACGGCAATCTAATACAAAAATTAGCCTCAGAGGTAGAACATGACAGATTGGAATAGTGTACTTGCTTTTTTGCAGCCAAAACTGCCGCCTTTCTGCCCAGAAGAAGCATCAATGACTCAAAAGGTTTTCCTGCGCACCTACTCACTAGAAGCCCTATTTGGCGGAGCAGCAGGCGGGGGCAAGTCGTCCGCACTCCTTATGTCCGCTCTTCAGTATGTAGATATACCTAATTATTCAGCAATCATTTTCCGCCGTACGTATGCCGACCTTGCTCTCCCTGGAGCCATCATGGACCGGTTTATTAACTGGATGGCCCCATATGATGACGTTCGCTGGAACGCGAATAACTATACGGCAGTATTCCCGTCGGGCGCTAGAATTTCTTTTGGTTATCTCAACAATCAACAAGACTACCTGCGCTACAAAGGTGCCGAATTCCAATTTATTGGGATGGACGAAGTTACGGAAATACGAGAAAATGATTATCGATACATGTTCTCTCGTCTCCGTCGACCAGTATCTGGACCACTATCCCAAGTCCCATTGAGAATGCGTTCAGCATGCAACCCTGCGCCTAACTGGGTTCGGCAACGTTTTATCGTTGAAGGGCATGACAAGGGTAGAATATTCGTCCCATCAAAACTGACCGACAACCCCGGAATTGACGCTGACTCCTATCGCGCCGCACTTCAAGCATTGGACCCAGTGGAACGAAAGCGCCTAGAAGATGGTGACTGGTGGGCAACCACACTTGGGTCGATGTTTGACCGTGAAAATATAGTAATTATCGACAACGAGGATATGCCAAAAATTACCACGTCCGCCAGGGCTGTACGATTCTGGGACCTTGCTGCCACAGAGCCTTCACACAGCAACCCCAATCCAGACTGGACAGTCGGCACCTTGGTTTTGTTTGACCAAGGCATAACCTACGTGCTTGACGTAAAGAAAGCGCGAGTGCGTGGGGAGAAAGTTGAGCAGTTGATTGCTCAAACGGCATACGAAGATGGTCACGCTGTAGCAATACGCATGGAGCAGGAGCCAGGCTCATCAGGTAAGGCTTTAGTCGACCAATATGCCCGATACGTACTGAGTGGTTACGATTTCATGGGAATTCGTTCAACTGGTGATAAAACGACACGAGCAATGCCGTTTGCCGCAGCAGTGGCGAATGGCAACGTCCGGTGCGTGCGGGCAACTTGGCTTACGGATTGGATGGATGAACTTTCATCTTTCCCGGAAGCCTGCGACCACGACGACCAGGTTGACTCCGTGGTTGGAGGTTTTACACATTTGACGGGCTTGGGGTTGCCACAGCGCAAGCGCATAGGTATCATCGTCTAGGAAGTTGCAACCAGGAAGGTACTATGGCTACTCCAGTTGAGTTAATTGAGGAAATCCGCCGACTTATTGGAGAAGCGAGTGCCGATATCGTCGATGCAATAACATCGGATGGCGCAGACATCACAGAGTCTTGTTTAATCTATTCAGCAATTAATTCCTTGAAAAAGGATATTGCAATGTTGAATGAACACACAGAGACATTGGTGGCGGACCGTATGAACGAATCGTTTGTGTCCCTTCCCGACGGCTTCCTTGCCGAAAGAAGAATTGGTAGTGACAGGAAGTCATGGGACCACAAGGGTCTTGCTGCAGAAGTTTCCAATCGCGTTTATCAATCATCTATTGACATTGATACGGGAGAAGTGTTAGCGTCTCCCCTGGAAATGATGCAGAAGATGCTGGAATATGCGGCCCCCTCTTATTGGCGAGTTGGGGAATTAAATAAAATTGGTATTAGTGCTGATGATTATTGCCAAAAATCTGAAGGAAAAATCAGCGTTGTTATTAGTAAAGAAAAACTGTAGTGGCGTCTGCCAAAAAACAACAATCAGAACAGTCGGAAACCGACAACATAATTAACGATAAGGGGATAAAGAAAATGAATATTGCTCATGATATTGCTTCACGTGACGATAATTGGGAAGAGGAGCATTGGCGCAAGACTGACGAGCGCCAAGCAAAGTTTGCACGGGAATTAAAAATTGAGAACGAGCGCATTCAGGCCGAACTCAGCGAACCCTTTCCCCCAGAGATGGAGCGCGAACTTCGTAAGGGTGGTACGACTCTTGTTTACATTCCTGTCAGCGAAGTAATTGCACGTTTGAATAGGATTTTCGGGATACACGGGTGGTCATCCGAAATTATTAGATGCGAAAGGGATGCCCTTGACCCAGATTTCATCGTGGCTCATGTTCGATTAAATATCCATATGGATGACAACTTCAGAATGGTCCAAAAAGACGGTTTCGGCGGTCAGAAAATTAAGCGCACAAAACAAGGCGACATTGTTGACCTTGGTGATGAATTCAAGGGCGCTGTTTCTGATGCGCTAAAAAAGGCCGCCCAGCAACTTGGCGTGGCTCTATATCTTGCTCGTTCCGACGAGGCGCTTAGTCTTGAAATCGAGCGTGACCATGCCGTAAGTAATCCGGTTATTGAAGTAGACCCCAAAATCTCCGCACTTTGGTCGAAGTTCATTGAATTGAGCAAGCAGTTTGACTCTACGCAAAAGGAGGAACTTTCCCGATTCTGGGGCGAGTTCGCCAATGGACAGCCGAAGCCAACGCGAGAAACAGTAACTATTCATGGAGTCATGGCGCTCATTGAGCAGTCCACGAAGATTCTTTTCCCTGGCTCAGAACTCATGCACGATAAGGGTGAGTGAGGAAAAGGAAATCCCCACTGGCTTTGTTTATGCAATGCCACCATATTTGTCGCCATCTTCAATGAGTACCTTCAGGCAGTGCCCATTGAAGTTCAAGTTCAACAAGATTGACAAAATCCCCGACCAGCCATCGTCGGCCACCCTGCTGGGCAACTTTGTTCATGAAATATTAGAGGACTTCTATGTGCTACCCAATGAAGAAAGAACAATTACATCCGTAAAATCGCTTGCGTCAACGGTATGGCATCGTTCGGATTGGGAAAATAGAATTCGTGGCTATGTTCGCGCCGACGAAATGCTTAAATTCCGTTGGAGCGCATGGTGGTGTCTTGAGAATTTATGGAAAGTCGAAAATCCAAAAGAAGTGTTTCCTCAAGGGATAGAAAGTGAACTCAATGGTCCTCTGGGGAAAGCCACAGTTAAAGGTTTTATCGACCGCTACGAGGGCATAGAGGATGGAAAAGTTAGAATTTCCGACTACAAGACTGGCAAAAAACCTAGCAAAAACTATGTTGAAGATAAATTCATTCAATTAAGAATTTATGCTGCACTATTATCAAAAGAAGTCCCAAATATCACCGAACTTCAGTTGTTGTATCTTAAGGATGGGGTCAATTTCACCTATCAATTAACCGAAGAAAGCAATGAGGGAATCATTCAATATGTATCCGAAAGCCATGAAATGGTAGAAGAGGCATGTAGAACTGGTGAATTTAAATACAATAAAACGCGCCTATGTGACTGGTGTGCTTACAAGACGATATGTCCAGGATGGAAGAAATGAACAGAATGATTAGTGACGACATGTTTGCCTATATGGTTGCGGAGGATGTGAAAAACAAATTATCGTCATCGCAAAAAAGCATCCTTATGGAAAAAGAAAATTGGCAGAAGTGGCAGAAGTGCCTGCTTGTGTTAATTAATAATCTCGAAGAACAACTGGAAGATTTGCACGAAGACGAGACTGCTGATTTTCGGCGTTTTTCAGAGATTGAGTCTCGCTACGGGAGTAAGAGAAATTTACTCCAGCAGGCAGAGCATTCATATAAGAACAAGCGAACAAAAATTGAACGTTTCAAGTTTCATGTTAATAAAAAACTTGATGAAATAACGAAAATGATTGAAACCGGCTCAATCATGCACTCAACTGGCTGGGAACAAGTCGAATTCCTGAAACGTGCAATTTCTGCACATCGTCAACTGTTGACAGAAAACGATATGGAGCCAACTTCGATAGATGAAGCACTCTGGGCGTCGCTTCAAAACAAGTGGGAATTTGATAATATCGACGTATCATCCCTATAGAAAGGCAGTTATGCGTTTTAGAAGCAAGAAAAAAGAAGCAGAATATGTAGAGCGAAGAAAAGTCGTTGTACGAATGCTTGAAAAATTCCCATACTGCCAAGCGTGTCCTGTTTTCGCCAAGCATGACGAAAAGGCGACCTACGTAAGAATGGGTAGCGTCGATGTACATGAACTCGTTAGGCGCTCCCAGGGCGGTTCAATTATTGATGAATCAAATTTATTGTGCGTGTGCCGCTCGTGCCATATGAGGATAGGGAACCACCCTGCCTTGGCGTTCGAACTTGGCTTGGCTAAACATTCTTGGGCTTAGTGCCTGTTTGTAAATAATCTTAATTACTTACTCATCCGCATTACTGATATTTTTGATGCATTAGTATCACTGATGGCATAAATACCAGGGTATCGAGGCATTTCTGTAAAATCAATTTTTTCGTTAGGTGCTATTTTGATGCCATAATTAGAAGATGTGACGCTAGCGCCGCCAATATACACTATTGCTGTTGCATGAATATTTTGAACAATAAAAGTAACACTATAATTCACATCATCACCATCATCAAATAGGGCGGCGGCAGCGGTCGTGTTTGACAAGGTTACGTGTGAGTGCTTGACTACGAGTGGTCCTGGCATGCGAACATCCTTTTATTTTCATTATATCCTACTTGCTCCTAGAAAATTATGAATCATCTTTCGTCACCATTCAAACTTAGCCCAGCAAAACATTCCTGGGATTAATGCAATACTTCTGCTAACGGTCAATCATTTTGTAGTAAAGTTTTAATAGCCCAGAAAGGGCCCTTAAAAGTAGGAGAAAATAATGACGCTAGCATTTGTTTTTAATGATACAGCAGCACTGACCGCTGCTCAAAAGGTTGCACTCGTAATGCCGTTCAGCGCAGAAATTCTTAGCGCGACGTTGCAGTTAAACACCGCCCCCACTGGCTCCGCTGCGACTTTCGACATTGAATCTGACGGAACCAGCATCCTTGCCGCTGGTCTTTCCGTATCCGCCACGACATTCGTGCCGGCTACAGCCGCTGTCATTCGCAAGAATGGCACCATCAGCGGTGCCGTCAATGGTGCCGGACCAACCGCTGTTTACACCGTTGCCGCTGGTCACCTTTTCAAGGTCGGCGACAAGGTTACTGTTTCGGGAGTCACTGTTTCAGCAGGTAGCGCAGTGCCTTACAACTTTACCGACAAGCAGGTTTCTGCAGTTACTTCGACGACAGTCACTGTTACTGGCGTCGTTGGCACTCCAGGTACCTATAGCAGTGGCGGAACTATCGTCTGCACCACCTCGCCAGTCATCGTTCCAAGAGGCGCAGTTCTTTCTTTTGACTGTGATTCAGTTGGCTCGACAGTCGCCGGTTCTGGTTACACGCTTGCAATCAGATACAAGGAAGCAGCGTCTACAACGCTTGCAGTTGGCGGACTTGACGCTGGCCGCTTCTAATTCGTAAATAATTCAGTAATTTGTATGAAAGCGGGAGGGAGACCTCCCGCTTTCTGCTTTATCACTTAACTATTAAATAAGAAAAAAGATGATGGCCAAACAACTAATAACCCTATGTGTTGGTGGAGAACTATCCGCAGCAAAAAGACGCACCTCGGCAAGAATGCCTGCTAGCGGAAAAATTATTGGCGTATACACCTCAGTGGGTACTCCAGCATCTGGTGCAACAATCATTGTCGACATCAACATCGCGGATACGACAGTATTTACCACCCAAGCAAACAGGCCAACCATAGCGGTAGGGGCATATTCTTCGGCTGCGGGAACGGCGGCTAATAATAAATTTGCCTTAGGCGATATTATCGTGGTCGATATTGACAGGGTTGGAACGGAAATTCCAGGAGAAGATTTGACTATTGGTATATGGGTAGATTTTGACTATTAAAATTAATGTACAATAGTTTTATAAACAAGAACTAAACCCGACAAGGTAGTAGTGAGAACGGCGTGAGGATTATCCTCCGCCGTTTTTGCTATTTATGCGTTCATTTCATATTGAGAATATGCACTATGCTCTCACTGTGAGTATATTGGGACTTGATTTATCTTTGACATCAACAGGATGGGCAATTAATAATAAAACAGGTTCAATTGCCGTCAAGACCAAAGAATCTCAGCGCCTTTACGATATTCGCAAAGAAGTTAATAGAATTATTGTAGAAAATCAGGTAACTTGCGTTGTTGTTGAGGGTTATGCTTTTGCTGCTAGAAATTCACAGTCGCACAAAATAGGTGAATTGGGTGGCGTTATTCGTCTAATGTTGTTTGAATTGGGCATCCCTCACGTAGACGTTCCGCCAACTTGTCGAGCAAAGTTTGCTACAGGGCGAGGGAACGCCGCAAAGACTGAAGTCATTTCTGCTGTCTCTGCACGAACTGGGATAGTTTGGTCTGGTAAGGGTGCCGATGACGAGGTTGACGCATGGTTGCTAGAGGAGATGGGCTGGACAGCACTGGGTATGGGGCACTATGATTGGCCAAAAGTGAGCCTTGATGCATTGAAGAATGTTGATTGGTCACCGATAATGGAAACGGGCGCTCCTCATGGGAATACGTAATGGACCAATCAGTCAAATTGATATTGAAAACGAGATGCTCCGCCTCCTCGACATGCTAGAAGAAGAGACTGAAGCATTTGAAAAACTTGCTGGTGACGCTGCAAAAAAAGAAGCATTGTATAAATCGAACTGGGCGAAAGAATATCTCTCTGCAAAAGGTTCAATCAAAGAACGTGAGGCTTGGGCAGAATATAAACTTGCTGACGAACATTTTGATTATAAGATTTCTGAAAGCCTAGTTAAGGCCAAACGTGAAAAACTCCTCTCCCTTCGTACGTCGATTGATGCAATGCGTACGCTCAATGCAAACGTAAGGGCTCAGGTAGGGCCGTAATGGCGTTAAATTGCTAGAGTTAAAGTGGTTAGGTTCATGAGAAATGGAGAATAATAATGAATCATAAAATTGATAAATCCTTAGAAGATTTTGCTGTGGACATAACGACCTTGGAACATCTCAGTGGAAACCCAAGAACCGGAAATGTCAATGCAATTATGGCCTCATATGCAGAGTTCGGACAGTTACGACCGATTGTCGTCAGACCCAATGACGATGGAACCTCCACAATCATTGCTGGGAACCATCAGGTCATGGCGGCTAAGAAATTGGGTTGGACCCATATTGCCGCAATCCAATATGACGCCGATGACTCTAGGGCTGTTGCGTTTGCGTTGGCAGACAACAGAACATCTGAACTTGGTCGCTCTGACTCCGCTCTTATTACCGACCTTCTTGGTGAAATCGTTGAGGATTATTCAGAACTTCTCGATGGCCTCGGTTGGGACGATTTTGAAATTGCATCCATGGAAGAGAATATGTACGAACAGGAACGTATGCCAGAACAAGCATCACGCTCCGAATATATGACCCCTGTAATTCAACCTATTGCGGACATTGGGGCCCACATTCTTTCTTCTTTAGTAAGAGAGGACGATGAAGGTGAGCGACAGATTGTTGCCCCTTCAAACGTCTCACACGACGACGTCGCCGTGCGTGGTAGCGGACTTGTAACCAATCAGATGCAAGTACCTAATGCTCCCAAGGCGGTTGTTCAATACACCATTGTCTTTGATGAACCAGAGCAGCAGCGCCGTTGGTACGACTTTATCAAGTGGCTTAGAAATGAATCAGCATACGACGGAGATACAACTGCAGGGAAATTGATTTCCTTTATAGATGCACACTCAGAGTGCTGAGAATTAGGCTTGTCCCCATTTGCCCAATGGGCACGATGAGTTCTTGAGTCTGACCTTAACCTTCATAAAGCATCCACACTCTTTGCATTGGCGAGTAACTTTTAAAAGCCTGTCGCACGACATGCAAATATTCCAGCGTTCCATAGCAAAATGAACTGGGGCGTTATTGGGGTTGTCTAGGTCAATGAATTCGTTTTCTTCAAACAATTCTTCGTTATTCACGATGCCTCAATATACTTTTCTACAGAATAGTGCTCGATTAGATACTTCACGATTGCCGAGAACTCCGAGTAAGAGTCGAAATTCCCCAATAGCGGATGTCCTGATGGAATGACCGCAACAAGCGAGTGGGTGCGAGTGTTGCTTCCTTCGTACTCTTTGATAGTAAACAATGAGATTGTCTCGGTGTCATACTCACGCCTTGCGCCCCACCTGCCACCGTTATGTGTGAATTCAATTCCTTGGTAGGAGCAACTGATTACTGGCTGTGGCTTTTTTTGTCCCAAAGCAAGAACAATTAGTGGTTCTGGTTCTGTATTAGCAATCATTTTTTAATAACCTTCTGTGGCGCGCTAAAAAAACCATAGAGAAAACATGCAATGCCGACAAAAGTAGTCATCATCACCCAAATTATTTTTTTCATAATTTTCTCCATTTGCAAAAAATCTTCTTTTATTGCTGGGACAAAGAAATCTTCATTATCCGATTCCGTATCATAATCATAAAAGTGGTCGCCATTTATGATGAAATCAGGAATTCGTGACTCTTCAACAATAAGAATGTCCATTAATCGCCGAACTATCTCGTCGTTAGACTGGAATTCGCTTGTTCCTTCTAGGGAATGATTGGCCAATTCGGCAATATAGTCCTCTAGCGTACTGAGATGCATCGCTTCCTACGGGTTGACGACTATTTGTGTTGATGTTGAGTTTGGCGCAGATGAGTCAACGGCGTCCGCCATGCGTCTTGTTTCGTGAGTTCGAATAATGTCGCAAAAAGAACAAAATGAAATACATTTTTTGCCGTCGTGCAGTATGGTCAAGAAATGAGCAAGTTGGTCGGAGTGGTCCACTTCGTCCACATATTTGCGTTGCTCTTCAAGAACTCGCTCTTTGAGGTAAATAATTTCATCACTTAACTTGTGTACGCGCGAAACTAACTCACTCATTGCCCTTGTCCTTGATTTTCCCAATATTGTTCTTTGCCTTACGAATACGTATACTTTCGTTTGACATAACCATTGAGCGCAGTATTTTCTGCGCTTGTTCCTCATTTAATGTTGAGGGGTCGGCACCTATGATTGCTGCAGCCTCACTAATGGCATCAATTTTCTTCTTCATAAAGCATACCTCCTGGACTAAATGATAGCCCAAATTAGCCATTCACTAGTTGGTTTGCTTTTTCTTCAGGATTTGTTCTTGCGGCCCGATAGACGGAAGAAGTTCTTGAATCGTTGCGATTTAGTTGGCTTGGCAGCCGCCTTTTGCCACGACAGGCTCATCACTACCGAATCTGCAACTGAACCAGTCGCAGCGGTGGTTGAGGTTGCCGACGGGAGTTCGACGCCGGTTGGCACTACAAGAGTAGAGGCAGCCTTTGGCACTATAGACTTCGGTGGTCGGCCAGCCTTCTTCTTCACTGGGGCCGCCGATGAAGAATTTGCCTGTGCTGCTGCAGCCTTTTTGGCTACGGACTTCACGGGGGCTGCCTTCTTTTGTGCAACCTTCTTCTGGGTAGTCTTCTTTTTGGCAGCAACCTTTGTGGTTGATGTCTTTTTGTTGGGGGTGTTTTTGTTGCTCATATTTGGAATGATAGCAACGCCGTAGTTGCAACGGCGGAACTATTGCATCGATTAGTTTTGCGAGATGGAAGAATACCCTGATGACATGAGCAAAATTGCTCTTACCATTACAAGTGCCCAAGTGGCAAAAGATTTAATGGTTGAAGAATATGGATTAGGGGAGGATTTGGCATTCAATTTTTTTGGATGGCGCGAAGGTCGACTATCCATGGTTGCTCAGTTGCGCAACGAATACATGCGCGTGCCGGTTCTTGAGAGAATCCCTCGATGCCAGGCAATGTGCAATGCCATTAGGGTGGCGTGGGCGGTGGACGCGATATCGCTAGTGGCCGAAGGTTTTGAAACATTTGACAAGACACGTCTCAACGGCGCAGATTTACGTAAAGCATTTGCAGATGGCAAAAATATAGTCAAGGAGTGTATTACCGTGACGCATTGCGAAATTAATGAAGTTACAGGGGAGACTCAGACCACAATCGCCACCGTCCCTTACTCTTACGAGATAGGGCGCTCCATTGAATGGGGCGAAACTACTGGATATACGAGAAATCTTGACGAAATCATGAGGACTGCCCCAGTTCCTAAAATGTTAAGGGAGGCCCTGAGTCTCGCCCCAATGAACGAATACTCCGACGAGGAGATGGATGCAATGATTCATGCCATGCATCTGGATGGATTTAATGTAGAAGAATTTTAAGAACAGGCCCCTGTATCGGCCCGCTCTTATAAAGCGTAGAAACCGTAGGGGTGACACGCGGGTTCAAATCCCGCCAGGGGCACTCTGGTACGATTGGTCAATGGACCTTTATTTTTCTGAATATCATGGAATTAGCAACTCGGGTATTGACGGTATTAGAATTTCAAGAGCCGACCGACAGGCTTGTCCTGTGTGCGGTCATCCAACCGGCGATTGTACCGACGGCACACCGCCTAAGCATATTATTGGATTTGATGCATCTTCATCTGGCGGAGGCGGGATAACTGTGTTCGTTGAAGAAGATATTTGGGAAGAAAAGCCGATAACGCCATACACGAAGGCGCGAGTTCTGGTATACAAGAAGGGCGAAAATATTTCGCAAGACGAAGCAAAAAGATTAGGTCTACTGTAGACACTTTCTTTATTTTCGCGTCGTCTACAATCTTCTTTCCACCTGCCTCAACCAACTAGAAAGATATGGCTATGACCCGGATTTCCGATGAATTTGTACGTAATTACTCAGAGCAAACACCACCATGGGGATTTAACGGAATGGGGGAAATCGTTTTTCTGCGTACTTATAGTCGCAAAAAAGATAATGGAGATACGGAAACTTGGGTAGAAACACTTCAACGAGTCATTAACGGCGCTATTGATATTGGCGTTCCATATACTCAGGAAGAAGCAGAACGTCTTTTTGACCACATGTTCAACCTTCGTTGTTCATTTGCGGGTCGCTCATTGTGGCAACTTGGGACAACCTTGACAAAAGAATTCTCAGGCACGAGTCTCAATAACTGTTACTTCACCAACATCGAGAAGATTGAAGACTTTGAACTTCTTTTCGATTACCTCATGCTTGGTGGCGGAGTCGGCTTCTCTGTTGAACGCTCAAAGATTCATGATTTGCCCAAAGTTAAGGGCGGAATCACGATTAGTCACGAACGTACTAATGATGCAGACATTATCGTTCCCGATAGTCGTCAAGGATGGCGTCGCCTACTTCATTCAGTGCTGAAGTCATATTTTGAAACAGGTCGTTCATTTACGTATTCGACGATTCTTGTTCGCGAATACGGCGCCCCACTGAAGAAGTTCGGTGGGACTGCATCGGGCCCTGGTGCTCTCATTGATGGCATCTCGGACATTTGTAAAGTCCTTGAAAATCGTGTTGGCAAGAAACTTCGCTCCATTGACGTTTTGGACATTTGCAACATCATTGGTCGTATCGTTGTGTCGGGTTCGTCGCGTCGTTCGGCGCAAATCGCCATCGGTGACCCTGATGACGTGCTGTTTCTCCGTGCAAAGAACTGGGGTTCCGGAAATGTTCCCGCATGGCGAGCAAACAGTAATAACAGCATCTACGCAGATGGCTATGACGAGATTGCTGCAGAACTATGGAAGGGTTATGACGGCACCGGAGAGCCCTATGGCCTAGTTAATCGCAAACTTGCCCGCAAGTTCGGTCGCGTAGGACAACTCAAGGCTGACCCGACCATTGAAGGATTTAATCCTTGTGCTGAAATTGCACTAGGTGATGGTGAATCATGCAACCTCTCAACGATTTTCCTCCCAAATATTGCTTCTTCAGAACAATTTAAGGACATCTCATATTTGCTATACAAAACTCAAAAGCAAATTACTCGCATGAACTACCCATACGAGAAGACGACCAAAATTGTCCAAAAGAATGCTCGTCTAGGCCAGTCTATTACGGGAATCCTTCAGTGCTCAGAGGATAAAATTTCGTGGTTGGCCGATGCATACGACTACCTAGAGGCGCTTGACGCTCAGTATTCAAAAGAGAATGGATTGCCCGTCTCGGTTCGTCTGACAACCGTACAGCCCTCAGGGACGCTTTCATTGCTTCCTGGCGTCACGCCAGGGATTCACCCAGCATTCGCGCCGTATTATATTCGTCGCGTCCGCTTTGGTTCATCTGACCCATTGGTTGAGGCTTGCCGCAAGCGCGGCTACAAGGTCTGCTACGACGTTGGAATCGATGGTCGTGAAGACCACACTCGCTTTGTTGTTGAATTCCCCTGTGAGTCCCCTGAGGGCTCTGTGCTGGCAAGCAGCATGACTGCGGTGGCTCAACTTGAGTGGGTCAAGAAAATGCAGACCGAATGGGCAGACAATGCTGTTTCGGTGACCGTGTATTATCGCAAGGAAGAACTTTCGGAAATCAAAGAGTGGCTCTCAAAGAATTACGACAATTCTGTGAAGTCGGTTTCATTCCTTCTTCATACGGACCACAACTTCCCATTGCCACCATATGAAGAATGCACCAAAGAGGCCTATGAGAAGTCGCTGAGCAGGATTGATTTCTCCGTTCCCCTACATCGTCCAGCATTTGATGGTTTGGTTGAATTGGATGATTGCGCTACTGGTGCCTGCCCAATCAAGTAGTCTCACAAAATGGCAATAGTTCACGTAAATAGCAATACGATTCGTTCAAATAAAAAACATCAAGCAGAACAGCCGCCGCTAAGCGTAAGAAAAACGCGTAGTGCTAAAGCGGCGTATTGTGATGAAGTTGAGATTTGTGATGGTCTCGGAAATGTTGTTGCTCGTGTTGTTTATCAGCCGAGCACTCCATTATCTTGTGGTGCTCAGGTCTGGATTGAAACAGTCTACGATGTGGGAGTCAATGGCCATGTCTCAACAAATTTTAACGATGTAGGAGTTCTAAATGAGCAGTGATGCCGAATACGTCCTCAGTGGTTTACGTAGAGAGTACGAGGCCCTTTCTAACGATGTTTTTGCATTGAGAAATGACGTTTATTTCCTTACCGAACAACTCAAAAAAGAAATATTGTTTAGTGAAAAACTAATGTCTGCCATTAAGGGCAATACTCCTGAGCATGTCAGTCAGAAAATTCTTGAAGAGTTAATGATGGAGTTCAGGAAGCCAGCCAGTCATAAAAAAACAACAGTGGAGGAATAGTCATGGAACGCAATGCATCAGCAATTAAGGAAAATGCACGCATGGAAGCACAACGCAATGCCTACCTTGCTGGGGGGCCTGCTCGTGAATCACACGAAACATTGAAGGAAATCAAAGTTCTTCTGGCGGAAGTTTTGGAAATTCTAAAGAAGAACAACGCCTAATATGCTAACTGTCCAAAGGTACCGTCGAATCGGCCTCGATGTTGAGGCTATGCGTTTTATGCCATTAAATCAACGTGAGGTGGCCGACTGGTGCGGTGGTTTACTAACTGTCGTCCCACGCAATGGTGATGAAAGTAGGCCAGATTTGATTATCTTACTCAAGGGAGTCGATATGGAGATGAAGGCACACTTGGGTGATTACATTATAAAATTATCAGATAGCGTTTTTTGCTCATCCAATCAGATGGCATTTGAGGCCCTATATGAAATGATTGATAATGTCTCATAATGAAGATATTGACAAGATTCGTCTTAAATCAACGGTAGAAAGAAGACGTAAATACAAAATTACGGAAATGGAAAATCGCACCTGGTATACATTGGAAATACCCATGGAAGAGGAGTGGCCTGCAGGAGACCCAATTTCACGCGATAAAGAAACGCTTGTACTACGTGCTACAAAAGAAGAATATGATGCTGGACCCAAATGAAATTTTAGCCCGTTTTCGCGAGCGAGCAGAGGCTGTGAAAAAACGCCCATTACCACCAGTGGCTGGACCGGAACGTGCCCTTTTTGTCAATCAGGCAAAGGTGGATTTTCAGGATTTTGCGATGATAGGCGACTGCGAAGCAACACTTGAAGATGGAGTGCTAACCTTCAAGTTGGACCTTCGTAAAAAGGATTAATATGGATTATCCAGATTATCTGCAACCAGTATTGTTGCGCATTAACCCAGAATATGGGACTCATATTTCATGTGATGAGGGTTGGTGGAGAATCATATCTATGTGCGATAAGGAACTTTCGTTACTTGACCCCGGATATACCATTTTTCAAATAAAAGAAAAATTTGGTGGTTTGCGTTATTACTACAACCCCTCCAACCCACACAACGTGGAAAGCATGAATGCCGTTGTTCGTAAACACGAAAAAATATGTTCAATGACATGTGAGAAAACTGGCAAACATGGCTATCTGATGATTAATAAATCGGGTCTCGTCAAGACCCTAAGCAGTGAATTTCTCAACGATGGATGGTCCATGCGTCACATTACTGCTATTGTCGACTTAAATGAAGAGCAACAGGGGCAATAGGATTAAATCATGACTCGGCAACGCATGTTTCTGGATATTTCGTGCGTAGAGGCTGCACGGCAGCGTATCCGCCACGTTTACGACACCTTCGATACTGTCTGTGTTCAATTTTCTGGCGGTAAAGATTCTAGCGCCGTTCTTTATTTAGCCAAAGAAATCCACGAAGAACGCGGACTTGGTCCAGTCAAAGTAATTTTCCGTGACGAAGAAATGGTCAGCCCTGTACTACTTGACTATGTCATGAAAGTAAGGGATTACGACTGGGTAGATATGGAGTGGTATTGCGTCGATGGTGATACTGAAGTTATTACACGACGCGGAACATTTCCGATTAGGGACCTAGCAGGTGAAGAACACGAACTAATGACCAATAAGGGTGTGTGGGTTACTGCCCCAATTCGCCACTTTGGTCATCGTAATGTTCAGAAGGTCACATTAATGCGCAATGGCGTCACCAAGACAATCAGAGCGACGCCCGACCACCGCTGGTTCGTGCGGAATAGATGGACGGAACTTGGGAAACAAAAAGAAGAAAAAATTGAACGATTAACTCAAGACCTAAGGCCAGGTGACTGCTTGGTTGGTGCTTGGAAATTTAGACACGTCAAATTACCTAGTCCTTTCGGCATTGCTCATGGATTTGTATTTGGTGACGGCAATAAGTCTTCGAATGGATGCCAAGTAACTTTTCATGGTGACAAAGATACTGTCATGAAACAATATTTTGATGGTCACATAACATCTACGAGCGCAGGAGCGCGCAAGGATGAAATTCAGCAGCCACGCGCTATTGGTCTTCCTTTCTTTTTTAAAGACTATCCATCACTCGATGAGTCCCCATCCTATCTTTATGGGTGGCTTTCTGGATATTTTGCCGCTGATGGGTGTGTATCCAAAGAAGGAAAAGTAACAATCGCATCATCCAAAAAGAAAAACTTAGAGTTTTTCCGGACAGTATGTACGAATCTAGGAATTTTCACTCATGGCATAAATAAAGCCGTGGTCGGCACTTATGGGAACGCCGAGTCTGAGTCTTGGCAAATGACTATTGCTCGCGAAGATTTAACTTCAGAATTTTTCATTATCCCTCATCACAAAGATAGGTGGCTGTCTTCTGCTAAATCTACTAATCGACGTAAGCGTTTATGGAAGGTTGTTTCCGTTGAAGATGATGGAAGCGATGAAGTTTACTGCGCTGTTGTAGATAAAACGCATTCGTTTGTTCTGGCTGACCATATTCTCACGGGGAATTGTTTGCCTACGGGGACAGAGGTTTGGTCTCTTGGTAGGCGAATGGTCGAATTATTGTGGCACGAGCATCGAATGCAATTATGCAATCTGTATCGCCCAATGCCAGAATGGGCAATTACGGCTTACCACTTCGGCTTAGACCATCGTAGCCCCCTGCCAGAGCATATTGATTATTACACGACTCAGGGAAAGACTGGCAACATAGCCTTCATTACTGGAGTACGTGCTGCCGAGTCGATGGTCAGATATCGCTCGGTTGTTCAGAAATTGCATGAAAGTTACATCGTTACCCCCTACAAGTCTAAAAAGGGTTTGCCGATGAAGTTTGCAAAGATTATTTACGACTGGCAAGTTGATGATGTTTTCAAGTTTCTTTCAGAAGAACATGGCGCAGAATATTGCGAATATTACGACCTCGCCACATTGACCAATTCAAACAAGCGAGTCGGCATTCCATTGCACGCTGTGGCAATTCGTCGGATTGGTGATGTTGTTGCGACGGAACCAGAATTCTACGATGGGCTCTGGCAGTGTTGGCCGGAAATCGACGCACAGCGACGCTGGTATCCAGATTTTGATATTGAAAAACTAATCCGAGAAACCGCAGATGGTGGGTGGCCAGAGATTAGGGAATTTATTGAAACCTATATCTGGGGCGAAGATTTTAAGAGGCGAGCGATGTCGTACGCTGCAGAATTTAGGAAAAAGCATGCATCCGACCCCTATTCATATCCCATGAACTGGCTGGTTCGCAATTTGCTACTCAACTCACTAACAGTCTCGTCGGTTTCTCCTGTCGGACCAAAAACCAAGGCTCACTCAGTACGACTGGCCGCTCTACAACAAGAAGAAGATGAATGATATGAAAATTGACATTGTGAATATCAATGACTTATTAGAATTCGACTGGACGTCAACGTACATTCTCAGACCAGACTTGCTCGTTCTTGCTGATTCGATAGGAACAACGGGTTTATTGTCTCCAATTATTGTTCATAAGGAAACTAATAAAATCATTGATGGTACACAAAGAGTGCGCCTCATTAAAGGAAATCCTCACTTGGCTGCGATGTTCACTGAAGGAATCCCTGTGACGTACATAGAATGTTCCGAATTGGACGCAATGATTATCCACGTTCAGGTTAATCGTGGGCGTGGTTCAATTGTTGCAAAAAAACTATCTCGCGTGGTTCGGACTTTAGGTAAGACCAAAAAACTTGACGAAACTGGTTTTGTTTCAAAGTTCTGTATGAAATTTCACGAACTTGAACTCATGCTTGACGGAACACTCATCATTCATAGGGATATAAAAAATCATACTTATTCACGAGCATGGGTTCCCGTGGAGGCCCCTTCTGGGACGGTAGAAGAGGGTAGAATCTCCATAGAACGCCCGCCCAATGCTGATAGATAATCATTATTAGCAAGGCCATGTCATGGTAGACTTTCTATTACATGAGTAAATTTTAAAGGAGCCCAAAATGGACCCACAAGGAAAAATTAGAAGTGCTGTTAATCGCGCTGTTGGAAAACTCCGCCAAACAGTATCTGGTGGATTTGCCAAAGCGGCGAACCTATTCGGTAGAGGAAAAGGTCCTGTGGGCGTAGTTAAGCGCACACGATAAAAATATTTTAATACATCAAAATAGGAGTGATTTATGTTAGTTACTATTAGCGACCTCACTTCCTATATGGACATCAGATTCTCCCTGCGTCAGCAAGATGCAGCAGAAATGGTACTAGCAGGCCTTCAGAGCGAAATAGAGGCTTATTTGCGTAGGCCGATTGAGGTAAGCACGTTTGTAGAGGAAGTCACCCTGCCTATCAACCACGTCGGCATGCCCACTGACTCATTTTTCTACAATACTTCCACCAGCACCACAATGAATCCATTGACGTACTCTCAGCCGTCACCAACAATCTATTTACGCAACTCGCCAGTAACTAAAGTACATAGCGTTCAAATTAAGAATACGTCTACGGCTGGAACATTCTTCGGAGAAGGTATAGACAGGGTGGCAACGGTGACCGGCGCAGTAAAGAGTGGAACAAATGTTACCTTTACCGCCAATGGACATAAGTTCACAAAGGGACAAACCGTCCTTACGACAGGGATTGTTCCAACTGTCTACAATCTCCAGAACAAAGAGATAACAGCAGTAACGACGAACACCTTTACGGTCGGCGGAGTTGCTGGCACTTTTGGTGCTTATACTTCTGGCGGCACGGCAGCAGCAACCGGACACGACTATGTCGTTCGTCGCTACGGTATTGATATTTTCCGTGGATTTGCTAATGACATTTTTGAAATTACCTACGATGCTGGGTTAGATGGAACCGAAATAGCAATTTTCAAACTTCTAATTTTGCGTGCTGCGACTCGTGAAATGCAAAACATGCACGACGATGTAGTCGGTATTAAAGATTTGGAGTCACGTAACGTTGCTCCATTAGAGACTGGTTTTTCTGACCGAGAACTGGCTTCGATAAAGCGATACAAGCGCGTGAGGGTCTCGTAGTGGTGTTATGCAATTTCAAATAAAAATGTCATATGAGAACGGCGAAATAGAAGATTTCATCAAGGAAGCCAAAAAGCGAACAGGCGATTATGGCCCTGTATTTAAGAAAATTCGTGAAGACCTGGAACAAATTTGGGCAAACAACTTCATGGTTGGCGGCTTAGAATCTGGGGCAAAATGGGACGCCCTGGACCCAGAATATTCGGCGTGGAAAATAAAAAATGACCCAAATCCAATAATGATGCGTTCAGGCAAAACCCTATTTAGAAGCCTGCGTAGTCTTAAAGGCAAGCCGAATATTATTCGTAAACATTATGCTGTATTTGGCACCGATGTACCGTACGCCAAGTTTCACCAAATGGGAACATCGAAAATGCCTAGACGCCAAATTGTATTCGAGCCCAAGGGAGCGAATGATAAATGGGGCAAATGGGCAGTCGACTATATTCATGAGAGCGAGTAACAAAAATGACAATTGACTTAATGCATGGCTCGCATTTTGCTAAGTCCTATGTGAGTTCGTACTTGGCTGTCAACCTTCCTACGCGCCTTGTTAGTTATAGGAATGGCTGGAATCTTGATGACATTGCATTGCCGAGTCCAGTCAAGTACACAACCTATGAGCCTATTGCGCTAGACGAGTGGCCAACAATCATCACTGTTGCAATGTCAATGTCTGGACTGGAAAGAATAGGGTTCGACAGAAATAACCCTCTCTATCGGGTCAATTACAATATGCGTACGTACGTCTGGGTTCGTTCTGACAGGACCGACAGCAATTATGGCCCAGAAGAGGTAACGCTCATGCGAGACAGGCTCACGACGGTCGTTCGCTCGGCAATTCTCGACTACCCATGCCTTAAGGCTACGGACCCACGCCAGACCTTCAAGGTCATGATTGACGAGTCTAGTATCACCGAAGAATATTCCGACTTGACGCTCCTCAAGGGTGACCGAGTCATGGCTGGTGCCTATATTGGCTACGACCTATCAATAGATGAAGTAGTCATGCGTGAACCAATCGGCATAGTTAGCAATATTGACCTGACAGTAGAATCATTTGGACTATCTGAATCACGTTCGGCGATAGTGACCAATGCAACCAAGAGCGGAACTAACGTCACCTATACTGCTGTCAATAATTTCTCTGTTGGGCAAAGAGTTACGGTAACTGGCATTAATCCAGCAACTTTTGGTATTTCGGCAGAAACAATAACCGCAAGAACTGCGACAACTTTTACCGTTGGAGGAATCGTTGGTTCCCTGGGTTCCTATGTTTCAAGTGGTGTTGCAGTTGCCTTTACTTCCCTGAATTAAATAATCGTGTAAAATACGTGTAAACCCCTGGAGGACCATATGTTGCATAAGTTTATTGAAATCAGTAAAGGCGAGGAGCAGAATTACCTCAATGCTGGATATTGCGTCATTACCAACATCTCCAACGACTGGATTTATTTGACAAACAACCTACATTACGTCAGAGCAGAAACTGTTGTTGCCGTGGCTGAGTTGGATGCATCTTTGGAAAAGCAAGAATTACAAGGTCTCATTGCTGTTCTCAGAGGCGAAAAAGTTGAAGTAGTGCCCGAAGAAAAGCCAGTTAATAACAACCTCAAGAAACTGAAAAAGACGATTAAGTCAGATGATAATGCTGACGTATCGGAATTATTGGAAACAGCAAGTGAAGAAGAGCCAAAAAATACCGATGAAACAGAACCATTGGCGCTCCAGGAAACTGACATTACTGATATTCCTGATGAAAATAAAGGCACCGAGGTGCAAGAAACAGCATGATATTTTGCTATTCTCTATTGAGAGTAACAAATCTTGCGATAACAATTTGAACAAGTAGGCATAGATAGTTTAATGCCATGATGAGTTAGGAAGGTGCCATGCCCGGTATCCAAATTTCAACCGCAGTACGTACTGGTCCTGCAAATACTACAATTCGTGAAACATCTCAAGCATTCTTTGTGGGGCAGGCACTACGTGGACCCGTTGATGAGGCGCTTTTAGTTACTAGCCTCGAAGACTTTGAATTAAAGTATGGCGGATACACGAGCGGCTCCTTCCTGCATTCAACAGTGGAATCTTTCTTTGAAGAAGGTGGCACACGCTGCTATATTTCCCGTGTTCCAAACACCACCAGCACTGCGACAGCAACATCATTGCTCAAGAACGCCGCCGCATCGCCCGTTACATCAATTACTTTGACCGCTCAGGGTCCTGGCGCTTCGGCAAATGCCCTGAGAGTCGCCGTGACCGCTGGAAACGTTACGAATTCTAGAGTTGTAAGCATCTATGATGGCACCACTCTCTTAATGTCAACGGGTTCTTGTACTACAAATGCACAAATTTGTGGAAAAATCAATACTCATCCGGTGGTTTCTCAACTCATCACTGCCACTGATGCGGAATTAGCATCATCCAGTTTGATAGTTAGTACGACAGGCACGGTTGGTTCGGTTACTGGTTCTGGACCATACACCGCAACAATTACGGCCATGAGCAGTACTGCCAACTTGACGGTAGGACAGGTAATTACCGCCACCCCCGGGTCCCCTGGTTCCTTTGGTTTAGGAGCCATGACGGTTGCCAGCATTGTTTCGGCTACTTCTATTACAGTTTCTTCGACGCTCACATTTACGGCTGGCTCGGTCACCAATATCGTTGGCGTCGCTGGAACTTCAGCATTTTACGTATTGCCAGATATCTTTTCAGCACGCTCATTTGGCCCTGCTGGTGGCTCGCTTGGTACTGCGGGTAGCGATGGCACGACGTCCCCAGGCGCAAACGAATACGCTTCTGCCCTAGATGACTTCCTTGATGCATACGGCGCAGGCGTTGTCGCATGCCCAGAATCACCAGCAACGTACTCTGGTGGTACTCTGGATGCATTTACGGTTGCCCTAATTGCTCACTGTAACGCAAAGAGCAGAATTGCTATCGTTCATGCAGCCAAGACGACAACCTCGTCCACGGACCTTGGCGACATCGCAGAAGGAATCCAGATTTCAGAGAATGCAGAACACATCGCAATGTATGCACCGTGGGTATCCGCACCAACTGGAACCAACGGCGTCAATCGCTTCATTCCGCCAACAGGATATGTTGCAGGCGCACGTAGTCGTGCCCATAACCAGATTGGGCCACACCAGCCCGGAGCGGGAATCATCTCTAATGCCAGATTTATTAATGGAGTCTATGCGTCATATGACTCAACAGTTGGCAATCAACTTGATGCAAGCGCAGTCAATGCCATCAGAGTTATTAACAACCTTGTGCGCATCTATGGTGCTCGTTCGTTGTCTCTAGATACGGCGAACTTCCGTTACATCAATGCCCAGGACGTGGTCAACCATGTAGTCGTTGAGGCAAACAGAACACTCGAAGATGTTTTGTTCACGGTTATCGATGGACGAAACAGCGTTTTTGCAACAATCGAAGCAAAATTGGTTTCAGTTATGGAGCCCTTGCGGACACTTGGAGCCTTGTATGAGGCATTCGATGTCAATGGTCGTCGCATTGACTATGGCTACACGGTGAAGTGTGACAATTCACTCAATCCGCTCGCTCAACTAGTTGACGGAACGGTGACAGCACGCGTCGGTTTGCGTGTTTCAAGTATTGGTGACTCAATTCAAGTTGACATCATCAAGTCCAATCTGACCACCTCAGTGGTCTGAGTTTATTAAGAATATCGGAGGATTAAATGGCAAAGGTATCTCAGAGGCAAATCCTGGCAGACATTGCGCCAGTAGACACCACTCACCCTAAGTGGGAAGGATTCCGTTTCGCCCAGGTTTCTGGTGGCGAAATCACGGCTTCCGTTGAAAAGATTTACGAAGGTGGCGCTCAGTTCCCCACAGTACTGTGTGCTCCTTTTGAAATTGGTGACATTACCCTCACGGCTCACTATGACGACGAATTCATTCAAGAACTTTCGGACGGTGCAACTGGTCTTGCTCGCAAGATTCGCAACCTTCGTACTCTCGTTGGCAAGTCGTACTATAACGTCAACGTAAAGACCTATAACTGCGACATCGAAGTTATTGGTGCCGACCGAGTGTACCCACGAGCCCTCCTCGTAGGCATTACCGAGCCTGATGGCGACTCGTCTTCTGGTGCTCCGGCCACATTCTCAATGACCTTCAGTGTCTCTACTGTTGCCTCTGGTTCAAGTTCCTAATAAGTAATAACTTATTCTAGTTATAAAATTAGGTTTTGTTTCACTATGGCAGATTTGTATGTGCTAAGTTCATGACTTATGACAGCAGAATCACTTTACTCAGACGACACATCAGCAACACCAAAGGCTGGCAAGTCAACATCCAAGCCCAAGGGCGAGACCACTCTCGACCGCCTCAAGGATGCAATTTCAACTAAGGTTGAACGTCCTGCGGTACTCCTAGAAGTTCCATCTCGACCTGGCGTCAAGTTGCGTATTTCTCCGAATATTTCTCAAAATCAGATTCGTGCTTGGCGCCGCAACTCCGGTGAAGACACCAAGGCTGGTATGGACTCAACAAAGTTTGCTTGCTACGTTATTGGTAATTCAACCACGGGCATTCTTATGGATGACGAGGAAGTAATGGATGAAGACGGAAATCGTCTAAATTTTGCTTCGGACATCATTATGTCGACAACAGAGACTACTCGTCCTGTTCCTGATGCTGTACGCGCTTTTTTCGGGGTTGACCCTCACTTAGAGTCTGCCGCACTAGCGATTCTTGATGCTGCAGGATACTCCGACACTGTCGAGACAGAGGACCCTACGAAAGGGTCTTCGACGAACTAGTTGAAGACCCGTTTGTCATAAATTCCGCCAGACTAGCGGAATTATGGCATGTCAATCCGCTCGAATTACTTAACACCACAGAAGACGAATGGCTACTACTGATGGCGTGTGCTAAAGTTATAGAGAACGACCGCGATAGGCAAGACCGCGAGGCTAAACGTAATAAACCCTAGTCTTTTATTGTGTAAGGATATCCAAGATGGCTACTAACAACCTTTTGGTAAGAATCATAACAAAGGGTGAACAAAAGTTAGATAATGTTGGCCACAAAATGGACAAACTGTCTGCAAAGGCAGCCCTATACGGGAAACAGACAACTCACGCTCTTGACCAAAATAATATTAAGTGGAAAAAACACTTTGACTCCGTTGATAAAATGGTTGTCGGAACCGGTAAGGCAATCGGAAAATTTGTCAGCATGAGCGCAAAGTTGGCCACCGTCCAAGTCGCTGCCCTTGGTGCGGCGATGATGGCGGTACATGGAGCGTTCGTTCTTGGAAATATGTCCATGAAAGCCTTCCAATGGGTCGCTAAAGGTGCTGCAGGAGCAGCCCTCGCAGTGGGTGTTGCAATATCTACCGCAGCAGCAGCGATGCGAGAGCAGCAACAATCAATGTTCGCTTTTCAGGGTGGGAAAAACTACCAGCAAGTCTCCGTGACTATGCGTTCACTCATGAATGACACCAATCTGGCTGCTGCTGGCGCAGAGGCCCTCCAGGGGGCTTTTGCGTCCATTTCCAAGACCAGTACGTTCACCGCAGCATCACAGAACTTACTTAAGGGCCTTGGTGACTTTGCCGCCGCCGGGCAACCGCTAGAACAGGGCATGAAGGCTGCTGGCGACCTCGTAGCGGCCCTACAGGACCCCAAAGCATCATTCTCGAAGGTCACCGAAGCAGCAAAAGCCATGGGACCACAGATGACCAAGGCATTGGAGACAGCAAAGAAAAAGGGCATCGACACAGTAGAGGAATTAAAAGCCGCGATTAACAGTGGCGAACTGGCATCAATGGGTGGTGTGAGTGGTCAATTGGCTGCAGTTAACGATACGTTGCTTAATCGATTCAAGGCATCTTTCGCCTCAATTAAAACAATGTTCGCTGACATAGGTGGACCATTCCTTAAGCCAGCAAAAGAAACTTTGGACAAACTTGTAAGTATATTTAAACGCACAGTTATTCAACTGAGCGGTGATATTACTGCCTTCGGGGGGAATCAAGGTTTATTTGACAAGATTGTTTCAATGGTCGACAGAGCCGCTCAATTTTTTGTTAATTTTGTTCACAAATGGGGGCCACAATCTGAAGGAATATTCAGCAGAATGGGTGGTTGGTGGGGCAAATTCAGAGATGGCTGGGATATGGTCATAGATAAATTGCGACCATTGATTGATGGTGCAAGAGTTCTGGAGCAAGCGATTGGCAATATATTCCGCCCACTCGGAACAATGTTTAAAGATGGTTTCGGCAACATGAATGACTTAATAGTAAAAAATAAAGATGACTTCCTGCAGTTCGGTACTGCAATTGGAAATTTCATTACCGTATTTATGAAGTACGCAGGAAGTGTTCGTGAAACTTTTGTAGACGCATTGCCGTTTATAAATAAAATCATTGATGGTGTCACGAGAATATTTGACATTTTTACATCGCTGATTGGCGGCATAAAAGGCATGTTCGGTGGTAGTGGGTTTGGTTCATTTGCCGTAATTGCTGGCCTAATGGGTGCAAAACGAAGCATGACCAAACACATCGGCGGCGTCATGCCCTCAACAAAATTGATGACAGTCAAGGCAGATAATGTCACGGTCACCGGTTTTACGCCTAAAGGACAGGCCACTTCTGGTGGCCAGACTGCACTGCAGCAACAGCGAGCAGCGAACAAGGCTCGCAGACAAGCAGCAATGGGACAAAATGCTGTTGGTGGCGTAGGTGGAGTTCCGGGTGCTGCGGGAGTAACATCCGCAGGCGGACTCCTAGGCCCCAATGGTATGCCAATTACTAGTGCTGGTATGGCATCGGCCCGTTCTAAACAATTAAATAGCATTGGTCGAGCAACACAAGGAATGACATCCGAGCAGAAACTCGCAGCACATGCCGCACGCTCTGAGGAAAAACGCGTATCGCGTGCCTTCGGTGGTGCGGGCGGCGCTGCAAGTAAGCAATTAATCTCGTACGACGAATACAAAAAACTCCCATATCTTGAGCGCGCAGTTCCTGGTAGTCCAATACCACAACGTGTCAAGAACAATTGGCTCAATAGAGCCACCATTGCTACGCCTCAAAATGTTGGCGCTCCTGGTGGCTATGGAACTGGAACACTCAAGGATAGACTCAGTCAAAAGACCAATATGTTCCGTCAAGCACGCGAAACGGTCACCTATAAGCGAATTTTTGGTGGCGAACACGGCAAGGTTGGCGAGGCTGGCTACAAGAACTTCAAAGGCATAAATAACAAAGCAAGTACGGCGATGGGTGCATCTGCGGCACTTGGTTTGTTATCTAGCGTGGCCCCCGAAGCAGCACAAGGCGCCATCGCCCTTGGTAGTGCTATATCAATGGTCAACCCTGTTGCAGGTCTGGCGGTTGGTTTAATTGGTGGTGCCATTACTGGATTTATTGGCGCTGCCAAGAAACGTAAAAAAGAAGCAATTGCAAGCGCTAAAGCAGTTGCTGAAGACGTCATGAAAGACACCATTGGTGGCATGGTCGACGCCCTGGGCAGACTAAAGCGTGGTGGCGAATTCACTGAAGCGAAGCGTCGTCAGGCCATGAGTGTGACGGCAGATAAAATGAAACAGAGTGTTTTTGATGCGCAGGCTGGCAGTCGTGCCAGGGCTGCAGCAATGAGTAAATTGGGAGTAGCGGAAGACAAATCAGGCAAGAAGAGCATGATTGGCGATGGAGAAGGGGGCGGCGCTAGTTTTCAGATAATGAACGCAGCCAGGGCTGGAACCAACGCACAAAAGGACTTGCTTGATGTGATGTACAAGGCAAAGAGTGGATTTGCCAAAGACATGACAGAAGAAGAATACAAAAAGGCAAAGGGGAATATTAAAGAGTTTTTCAAAACATTAGAAGAGACTACTCAACGTAACTCAGATGCATTTACATTTATTCAAGATACATCAATCAAGAAAGTTGATAGATTCTCAAAGATTTTTGGTGTGTCGACAGACAAAATTAATGAAATGGCAGATGCGGTGGGTGTTGACCTATATGACGCAACTGCCAAGTCGATTGACCAAATCAAAAAACTATCCGAAGCAATGATTGATACGCGTCGTGAGATGATGGCCTCTGCGTCAAATCGCCTTGGAGAAACATCACAAAAATATTTTACTAGTAAAATCGACTCCATAGAAGCAGAAAAACAATTAGACGTCAATGCCTTCGGATTACGAGATAAATTCAATGCTGGCGGACTAGGTCAACAAGACGTATTGCAGTTCCTGCAAGACCAATCCACTGCGCTCACTACGTTCTATGGTGGCGACCAAATTAAAGCCACTGCAGAATTTGAAAAAATGTTTGGTAAAGGCGGCACGGCATTTTCTCAAGTTGGTGGCGCTCTTGAGGGCCTCGAACCGGTACTCAACATGCTGGCCACAACAAAGGACGGCAATCAACTGCAAGGCTTTATCGGAGAAAACAGTCGTGGAGCCTTGTCCGACCTTACTCAGATGGTTACATCAAATCTAGGAAAGTCTGGGCAGGGGTTGGTGGGCGGCGACACAGCAGGGCTGTCAGGTTTCTTAGCAGGTACTACGGACACTCAGCGAATGGCGATAGAAAACGCTTCTGCGCGAGATATGACGGACCCCAAAAATGTAGATGCACTGAAGAGCGTAATAGCGTCAATAGCAACTGCAAATGGGGATGCGTTCCGATTGAAGATAGAAGCAATCGCTGACCCGATGGCGGACGCAGCAACGACTTTGGCCGGTGCCTCTGAAGCCTTCAAGGCGTCTGTTGATTTATTAATTGAAGCAATCGGCAAGGGCGGCGATACACGAACACCTCGCGGGCGTATTGGTGACTCAACAATGAGTAACCTCGGCAATACATTGAGTTCACATAATTCCGTCAATTCACGCCTCGCAGGCAAGAGGAGTATTACCTCGTCTTACAGAAACTACGCTCTTGGTTCATTGAAGTCCGACCACGTAACGGGTAGGGCGCTGGATATTACCGGACAAAACCTCGTCTCTTATAGAGACTCGACAAATAGTTCTGGTGGTTTTGCTGAATTCCACGGTGCCGGAGATACGCGACATTTGCACGTTGTCCCACCACAGGGTGGAAATGCTATTGGCGATTCGTACACAGCCGTTGGTGCTGCTGGTTCACAAGGAGATTCATCCGGCCTCGGGAACACGACCAATAATTATTCGTTTAATATCAGTGGCACGAATGCCGAAGATATTGCAAATGTAGTCATGAGAAAAATTGCCGCAACGGGTAAAAGTAACGCGGAGAGACGCTAATGCTTGAGGATGGACTTTCTGGCGGTCGGGTAACCACTTCAACGGAGTGGCCTATGTATTTTATTGAAAAACTAGACCCGTGGAGTCCACGTGCAGCAATTGATGGCTACAAAACTACGGATAGGCAGGGGGATACGAACGAGGCAACTAAAACAAAATGGGTAAAAACTGGAAGCGTTGGTCTAGTTAAGGGACCGGGCAATCATATGTCCAATCTGTATGCGTGTTCGTTATGGAAATTGCTTGACCCAACCAATAACGGCGCAATAGGCGCAGGAGATTATAATTTTTATCTACGTATTTCCACATATCCAGATTCTGGCTCGGCGAAGAGTAATCAACTTTTCCGTAAATACAATGCGGTTAAGGATAACAACTATCCTGTTATTAGCCTTACAAGATATAGAGAACTAAAAACTCGACGCGATGCAAGTTTTCAGCAGGGTGGCACTAGTAGTGCGGCGAGCGGCCCTACGAATGGACGCAACTTCAATGCGGATACATTGGCTCGGGACGTGAGTGGCAACTACGTTAATCCTGGAGACGCCTACTACGCGTCCATAAATAACCAAACAGGAACAGGGAATGGTGGGGGCGGAGGTGGAGGTGGGACTGGAAACGGAACAAACGACACAGACACATCTACGGCATACGAGATGGATTCGGCAGT